CAGGCAGTACTGTAGTGAAGACTGGCATCACGGCATGAGCGAGACCCCGGTTCCCTAGCCGGGGTTTTTGGCATGCACTACTTTCTAGGAGAATCATGAGCAACTGGGGTATCGAGGACGACACGAACCTGGCCACGCCACCGGCAGATGGGCCTAAGGCACTTCGTGACGCATACGTCGCTCTGAAGCAGCAGAACACCGAGCTTGCAAACGGACTGGCCGCCGTGAACAAGCAGCTCCGTGAGACTGCGGTGACGAGCACCCTCAGCACGCTTGGCATCCCCGCCGCTGCCGCATCGCAGTACACGGGAGAGGCGGACCCGGAGAAGGTCCGCGAGTGGGCGACCACTATGCAGACTATCTTCGGCGGTGGTTCGGGAATGCCGAACACCCAGAATCCAGTTGACCAGCAGCAGAGCCCTCCGGCTCTGACTCCAGAACAGCAGGCTCAGTTCAACCGCATGAACGATGCGGGACAGCAGGGTCAGCCCCTCGGCAACGTCGAGGCAGCGAACGCTCGGATCAACGACGCTACTGATCTCAACGGACTACTCGCAGCGTGGAAGACGCTGTAAGTCCGGTAACCCCTAGGGGGTAGTGGTGGCTAACGCCTTCACTGGTACTGCGGCGATGAGCAATCTCGTCCAGACCACGTACGACCGTGCACTTGAGTTCGCTCTCCGTGCACAGCCTCTGTTCCGTTCCATCGCTGACAAGCGACCGGTACAGCAGGCCATGCCTGGTTCCAGCGTAGTCTTCTCGCTGTACCAGGATCTCGCAGTGGCGACTACGCCACTGAACGAGCTGGTTGATCCGGACGCAGTAGCTGCCGGTAACCCAACCACTGTTTCCGTTACTCTGAACGAGTACGGTAACTCGATCCTCGTCTCCAACAAGCTGGATCTGTTCAGCTTCACTGACGTGACCGCAGGTCTCGTCAACCAGGTGGCGTGGAACCTAGGAGACTCGGTTGACACCGTAGTCCGTGCCGTCCTTGACGGTGGAACGAACTACATCCGTGACAACGGTGCCTCTGGTCCCGTGTACAACGGTGCGCAGACCACTGTAGGAACCACCGCAGCCGACACGTTCGCGTCTGCATGGGTTCGTCTGGCTGTCGCGAAGCTTCGCACCAACAAGGTGCACCCCAACAAGGGAAGCTTCTACACCGCGTACATTCACCCCGAGGTATCGCACGACCTCCGTGCTGAGACCGGAGACGCCGGATGGCGTCTGCCGCACAGCTACTCTTCTGCTCAGAACATCTGGGCTGGAGAGATCGGAGAGTACGAGGGAGCCGTCTTCATCGAGACTCCTCGTGCGAACGTGAACGTCAACGGCGGAGCCGGTGGCACTGTGGACGTGTACAACACGTACTTCACTGGACAGCAGGCCCTGGCCGAGGCTGTCGCGGAGGAGTTCCACACTGTGCGCGGTCCCGTGGTCGACAAGCTCCAGCGCCTCCAGCCTCTGGGTTGGTACGGCGTTGCGGGCTGGAGCCTGTACCGTCAGGAGGCCCTCATCAGGGCCGAGTCTGCTAGCTCCATCGCAGTCAACACCTGATGAATGAAAGGGGCCCGCTTCGGCGGGCCCCTTCTTCTATATCCAAGGAGGCTCCATGTCCGGAGCAGATAACACCAGCCTTACGCTGCGCACTACCGCAGTGTCCACCACGATGACTCAGAATGACTACGTTCTTCTCGTCATCGGAGCGGGTGGAGCAGTTACCATCACCCTTCCATCCGTGACTGCTCTACAGCCTGGCCGTCCGTACACTGTCTACAAGGACAACGCGGCCCAGACCATCACCATCGACCCAGCGGGAGCTGAGACCATCGACGGTGGAGCAAGCACCACCCTGATCACCGGTCAGGTTCACGCGAAGACTTTCGTCTCCAACGGAACTGCCTGGTTCATCATCAACGAGTACGACGCAGCAGCGGCGTGATCTGAGGAGCCTCATCCATGGCTGACTGGCTTTACACCCTCAACACTGTGGATGAGGCTCCTTTCGCCTGGAACCCTCTCCACGAGCGTTTCAGGATGCCGAGGGGGATCTCCGTCAAGGAGATCAGCCCTTGCACATACGTTGAAGTGCGCTACGACTCATACACCAACGAGCTTGGCGCAGTCAACATCCCCACTCCAGCAGGAGGATGGGGAGATCCCAACTTCTGGGAGCAGCCCTCTGCGGGGCTGCACTACTTCCGTGGTGGATACGAGCACATCGTCTCCGATGCGGTGAAGGCCTGCCTGATCAGTTCAGGCGTGGCCACTGAAGACAACTTCGGGCCAGTGCCCGGCACATTCGGCTTCGGCGGGTTCGGAGAGGGAAGGTTCGGAGAGTGACTTACGTTCCGATCGCAAGGGGAACGTCCAACTGGGACGTTCCGGTCAATGCAGCATTCACTGCACTCGATACCCGCACTGCGGGTGAGACCTACTACTGGCTGGTGGCTGCGAATGATGCAACCAGCCACGTCCGCCAGAAGGCGGACTATGTCTGTGATGGAACCGCCGATCAGGTGGAGATCCAGGCAGCCATCGACAGCGCCAACTCTGCTGGAGGTGGAATCGTCAGGCTGTCCGGTGGGCACTTCAACGTTTCCGCTCCGATCACTCTCCATCCTCGCGTCACCTTCTACGGTGCGCACGGTGACCAGATCTTCAACCCCAACCAGCTGACCGTTCAGTCATACCTCAACCCTGTCGCCGAGTTCGTCGGCGGGGCAGTCATCGTCATGCTGGGACAGACCGCAGGCGGTTACTCCAACAAGTCTGCCGAGCAGCGCATCTACAACCTGACCATTGACGGTACCAACGGACCGGCTGGTCTGCACGGGATCCAGGCCAGTGACTACATCCACGGAGTTGTACTCCGTGACGTGGCCATCAAGGCAGTCAAGGGCAAGGGGATCTACACGTTCACGGAGAATGCCTCCCAGCCGTTCTCCTGGACCATGAACCGCGTTGTCGTAGACAACGCTGTAGGCAACGGCATCGAGCTGATCAACCACTCCGACTTCACCGCCTACGACGTAATCTCCATCGGCTCCGGTGGATCCAATTGGATCCTGTCCAACATGCCGAACTCCAGGCTGACCAACTGTCGTGCAGAATGGTCCGATGCCCATGGATACAAGATCCAGGGGAACTTCGGCACCGGCCAGGGTTCTGGTGGACTGGTCATGGTGGGTTGCTCCACCGACCGGAACGCTCAGAACGGACTGGACATCACCTCCACCGGCAACGCTCCCATCATCATCGACGGTCTCATGACTCGTCGGGACGGCAGGAACAATGGTGCTGGAGGTGGCGGTTACGCCGCCGTCTTCGTGGCGGCGGCTACCACTCCGATCGTGATCAGTGGCTGGACTCAGTATCCAGGCATCGATGATAACGGTACCGGAACCAACTCACCTCAGATCGGTGGATCGTTCAACGGCAGCGCCTGCATCCAGGTGGACACCGCTTACGTCCACGCCAACACGACTGGCATTGTCCAGGCGACCAACACCATCTACCAGCAGGGCAACGTGGTCACTGCCACTGGACTGACCAGCGCTCCCGTAAGGACGGCAACACCATGAGCTACGTATACGATCCGGCGAAGCAGCCTTGCGATCCAGAGTTCCACCCATGCATGGACTGTGACATGTGCAAGGTTGGACCTGGCGGCAACAGCACGCTGACGGAGAACAACGAGAAGGGCATCCTGGAGCAGGGAATCTTTAAGCTTCTCTCCAGGCATCAGTTCGCCGAGCTTGGTTCCGACCATGACAGCCACAAGCAGGGCATCTACACCACCAACTCTATGGGAGACCGAGACTGATGGACGAGCGGTTCAAGCATCACCCACCCAAGGGTGACGAGACCATCGACAAGCACCAGGCAGCCCGAGAGGCTGCCGATGCATTCTTCAATGTGATCAACGAGGTCGCATCGGCAAGCCGGGAGAAGGCTCTGGCCATCACCAAGGTGGAAGAGGCCATGTTCTGGCTAAACGCAGACATCGCGAGGAACCAGTAATGCCTACCTGCATGCTGTGCAAGAAGCCTTTCGAGGAGTGCTCGTGCCAAGGGTGAAGAAGGGGAAGAACTGTTCCTCCGCCTGCCTGACCAAGGATCACAAGACGTTCGGTGAGTGCATGAGGTCCAAGAACCTTCAGCTCAATCCGAACCTGAGCGACACCCAGCGAACCAAGAGCTGGGACGGGGAGCTAGAATCCTATCGAGATGCACGCCGCCAGGGCGTGCAGCCTCGTGGGACCACACAGGCCCAGATCGACGATGCGATGAGAATCTCTGACGCGACAGGCCAGGCATATCAGGGAGCGTAAGGCATGCCGAGTCAGTATGTAGGAATCTCCGACGACAACGGAGACAAGCTGCTCATCGGAGCAGACGGAAGTATCACCGTCACCGGCACCATCTCCTCTGGAGGAGGAACGGTAACGGCCAACCAGGGAACTCCTGCCGTTACGGCCAATGCGTGGCCTGTCGAGTTCTCTGACGGAGTCAGCACGGTGAACATCGCACTACCCGGACCGAACCTCGGTGCGGGAATGGTGACCACCACTGGCACGCTCGTGAACAGCGTCACGTTCAATGCCCTGAGCGCCGTAGGTCCAGGCGTTGTGGCCGACTTTGGGTCGGCCAAGGCGAACATCAGCATGGTGTTCCTGGGCACCGTCTCGGCTGGCACTGTAGTGCTTGACGTGTCTCACGACAACAGCACATGGTTCCAGACCAGCACTCCGATCGCAGTTACGACTACACCGCAGAACATCGCGGTAGGTGGCAACGCCTTCAGGTATGCACGTGGACGCATCACCGCAGAGGTCACCGCAGGAACTGTGACCGCCACTCTCATGGCAGCGTAAGGAGACTGAATGCCTAACGAGATCAACGGTTTAATCGGAACGTTCGCCGGAACCAACCCAGCCTTCAGGGGTGGCTACGTGTTCAGCCAGGCTGAGCATCTCGGCACCCTTCTGGCGGAAAACCATCTGGCCCTAACGAATCCGACCGGCAGCGGTCGGGTCGTCCTCGTGGCTGGAGTGTTCATCAGTCAGACCACCCTGGGCGCCATTACCTCTGCATCTCCGATGCGAGGGTGGCTTGCTACCGCCGTCAGCGGCGGTACTCTTCAGGCTGCCAGCAGTATCGGCAAGGTCAGGTCCACCATGCCCAATCCGGTTGGCGAGATCAGGCTCGGAGGAGTCGCCGCAACACTCGGTGCAGCCTGGTTCAACTCGCCGCCCATCCTGGCGGGCGGCGCCACGACGGCGCCATTTGTTCACCAGGTTCCAGCCTCCATTCCCGCCGGAAGCATCACCCTCCTGCCGGGCGAAAGCACAGTCCTTCGCACGGAGACTGGCGACCCTGATCAGGAGTGGAATCTGTCCATCGCCTGGTCTGAAATCTAAGGAGAAGTATCGTGGCAGTCACGTTTGCCAACATGGTAGACCGTGTGAAGCAGCAGCTTCTCGGCTACACCAAGGATCAGGCATCTGTGTCTGAGCTTGCCGCACCTATCGGTCCGGGTGATACCACGTTCTTCGTGGATGCGGCGACTGCCACGAATCTCTCTCGTGGACTGATCGAGATCGATGACGAGCTGATCCTCGCCAAGACCTACGACAGGAGCACTGGAACCGTTCAGGTCATGGGTCTCGGCAATGGACGTGGAGTAGACGGAACCGTTG